TCTCCCAGTTTCTTTGATGTCTTGAATAGTCACCGAGTATTCTCCCAGTTTCTCAGATTTAATACTGCCAACATCTTTTATGTATTTTTCCTCTATAATCCCTGCAACAAGTTTTGTAGCGGCAAGAACAATATCATCAGGCACAGAGCTTTGATACCCAAAAGTTCCTGTAATCTTAATGTTCTGATTTCCTTTTGGAAAAACAGCAATTGGAGCATTATCAGCATTCAACACAATCCTATTTTTAGGAGTTTTGTTCTCCGGATAAAGCCAATACTCATCTGAGCTATCAATCGTCTCATTAACATTCCCGTCGTCATCAAGTATCTCAATCTTGGTTAAGCTAATTAAATCATCAATCAACAACTCGCTACTCCCACTCCCGTCGTAATACTTACTTGTATCAGAGCTCTCAAATGTCCTATTGCAATAATTGTCAATAAACGCATCTACAGCATTGATAAAGTCCTCTAAAGCTGCAGAGGTAAGCGGGTCTGGCAAAGAAGATATACCAAGGTAATTTTTAACTTTTTGTTCTGTAGTATATGCCATCTTACTTTACTTTATACCCTTTTCTTTTTTTTCCTTTTTTTGTAGTGCCAGTTTCTGGTCTCATCATCTTATCAGCATAACCAGTAATTATCTTTTTGGCACTATACAACACAGCCACTCCTCTCTCAATCAATCCATGAGCTATATTATTACTAACAACCTCAATCTCACCAATCTTTTTCCCAAGATAATTTTTAATGTATTTGATTTTTTGCATGGTAAACCCTTTTTAAAAACCTTCTAATTTGCCTTTATTTGCCTTTTTAAGCGGTTTTTTTTCTTTTTGGGTAGTTTGGTATAGGCGAGGGCAAACCTACACCAAAACAACCCAAAATTAAGAACTACTAAGGAATGTTGGTAAGTTTTCTGATAGCGTTTTCAAGCACGCAGTTTCCAGCAATTCTCTCAACAACCCTAATACCAACCTCATCTTTTTCCCAAGCATCACCAGCCTCTCTTGATACTGTTACAGTTATCTTTCTCCTATCTCCAAGCCAATAACCAAGCTTGAAGTCTCCAAAGTAGATTTCAGATTCAGGTAAGTGGTTGTTCTCAATTATAGGATAACCAAGAATTGTTTCTGGTTGTCCCGGAGCAACAGCAGGAGACCAAATGTATCTGTTCTGGCTGTCTTTCACTTTTCTCAATTCCTTGATATTGGTATTGTGAGCAAGGAATTTTGCGTTCTTTCTATACTTTGCAGGAAGAGAATAAACCAGCTCAATAATATCGTCAAAATCAAGGTTTCCAGAACAGGTTACAGAAGAGATTGAACAATTTGTCAATCCAGTTGGTTGCCCGCTTCCAGTTCCAACAGTGATAACTCTGTCC